CCCCACCTGCCCCACCACCTGCCCCACCACCTGCTTCGCTTTCTGCCTCGTCTAAAACTTCCATAGGAGAGAACCCGTCCCGCTCCCTACGTCTCCAGTTTGTCCGCCACCTCAAACGCTCTTTAAACGTCCAAGGTTCTCCTTTCCGTTCAGCATCTGCTTTTGCGATTGCTTCTGCCTTTCTTTCTTTTTTTTTCATACGCTCGGATCTCATATATTTGACTTGACTTTCATTCCATCCTGCAGACATTATATATATTATAAATATTATTTTTTTTTGAACATTTTATTATAAATCACAACGATACATATTCCAAAGAGAGAACCGGCTATAACCTGCTGTAAAGTATGCACTTTAGACAACACAACTCTTCCATACATGACAATAATAGCAAACATAATCAAAACGGACGACGTTACGATTTTAGTGAATTTACTAAACGCACCTTTTAATATTCTGTTTGTAATTAAATACGTTACAAAAATGGTCACACCCTGTGCATGCCCAGACGGCATTCCGTATGATGTCGCTGGATTATTATATTCAAATAGTCCTGCGTCGGTAGCACCATCAGGACGTATACCCCGACCAATTAAAGGATATGTCTTATTACCCATTATTGGTTTGAAAACACTATGTTTTAAAAAATGATTTACAAAATTTGCCACAGTTACTAATGCGAAAAAATCAAAATCCTTCAAATTCCCAGTAAAAAATGGAATAATAAATGCCGCAAAATCGGTTAATAATGGAGCGACCATAGTTATCTGTTTCACTTCAGATATCATATATTATATAATTATTAGATTATTGTATATTTTGCTAATTATAAATATTGTATTCAATAAATAATATTATCCTTTTCAAAATAATAGTATGTGTTGTTAACACTCAGCATACGACGTTTTCCATTTATTTTTTCACGTATAAGATATGGTCTACAAAATATATATTTATTAACTTTTTTTAATTCATGTAAAAATTTTTTTTCATAGTCTTTAATTTTAGAATGAAGACAACTAATGTCAATCGCAAAACTTAACATACAATAAAATGTTAACAGTGTTTTCAAATTTTTAACACAATATTTTCTGATCTCTGGCGGGAGGTCATCATGTACATAAATATTTTTACTATGTAAAGGATATCTGACTTTGATATTTCTGACGAATGAGTACATGTTAGAATTAACAGAAAGAGTTTCTTCTGTATAATCCTGGAGAGATATTTCATACAATCTGACATAATTATCGTCTACAAATTTGTCTAAATTAAAATTTACTTTAAAGAAATAATGTATAAGTGGGTCAATGTGGAAACCACTAAACAGCATAGTAAAATATATGTTGTATAATGTGTGTGTTTTAAAGTGAACATTATCATATGGATTTTTCAAAGCAATCGGTGTTGGGATCATATTCTCGTTAGTTACTAGTGCGGTTTTCCATAATTTATGCAGATCACGTAACAAAAATGTATACATTGTGTCATTATGACTTAATGACATTTTTAGATGTTCTTTATAAGAAGACAGTTCGTTATAAAGAAGATCGTGTTGAATATCGGATTCTCTTGTTTTTTTCATACGTATATATTTGGTTAGCGTATGATACACATTTTGAGCATCACAAAACGTATAAATTAATTTATCGTTACAATCAGATTGGTTCAACAATTTTTGAAATAAATGAAATTTTGATTTACATGAATCCCGAATAAAAACATCATTTTTTGCAACTGCGTGTAAGATTTTGTTAAAACCCATTATTTTATATATTATTATTATATTTATGTATATCAATTTAAATAATTATCATTAATATTTCAAAAAAAATATTTTGTAATTACATTTAATAATTTATTATTTAAAATCCAATGTTATAATCATCTGGCACTTCTCCAGTGTCAATACCCTGTAACACATCTACTGCATCGTCAATCTCTATTTTTTGAGTTCCACAAGAGTCATCGCTATTTTCAATATCAAACATGTTATCAATATTTATTTCTTCTTTTAGTGTCTTTTCTTTCATACTTATAATCTTGTCAATATCAAGAACAACATCAAATGCACCAGTGCCAAACTTGCCAACTTGACCAGTCATAACATTTGCTGATACACCACACATATTATCTAGTTCTGCGTGTCTTGCCGCGCGTAAGAACATTTCGGGTGTCTCTTCAAATGATGCTTTAGCAATTGGTCCAATATTATCATTATTTATACCGTGTCTAAATATAGATACCATTTTTTTATTACAAGTCATTCTGTCACATAAAAGTCCTATGTGGTGATAGTTAATGTATGTTCCGTCGTGTTCAATAACTTCATTCATTTCGTTATAAATAGTCTGTCTCGCAGCTTCAATCCCCAATACTTGATATACTTCCATAATATTATTAGATGTTGTATTATCAGCATCAATATATGGTAGACTAAGAATTTCTTGTAAATTAGAACCAACTGTGTCTAACACCCAGAGTTCGTCTTGTTCATAATCACCACCTCTTTTAGTGATGTGATTTTGAACTTTACGCATATTAACCTTATGAATGTTGTTTATACCTTTCAAACTAATATCATTAAGTATACGTTTTTGAATATTTTGTAATATATGAATTTCATCTGATTGATCCAATATATTTGCAGAACTCTTTTTTTTGATCAATTCTTTCATACGAAGACGAAAGACTATTTTGTTCGCATTTAAGTCTGAATATACACAACTAATAGTATCAGCATATACATTGTTCAGTGCGAAATACACATCGTCAATAGTAACATTGCGATTTAACATTTCATCTTTACTAAATTCTAAACGTATAATCCATTTTGAGTAATTGCTAGACGTTGACACACAATCTTCAAACAGTTCATTGTATTCTTTATATGTTTTCATTAATTCTTCATCATCCGGAATATTTGTAATATTATCATTTGGATCAAAGTAAATACTCGCAGTGGTTACAATGTCACCCAATACAGTCGTTTCTAAATTATACATTATTTCTTGAGCGTTCTGAATGTTTGTTCTATCTTTTTCTTTAAGGGCAACTGTTATAGATGGGTTCTTTGGATTACTAGATAAAGATAAGATTTCCTCAATGCGCGGAACACCTCTGGTAACGTTTGACTTAGACGCAACGCCCGCAAAATGGAATGTGTTAAGTGTCATTTGAGTTGCTGGTTCACCAATTGACTGAGCACAAATCATACCAACCATTTCTCCAGGGTGAACAATTGCTTTTTGATATGCTTTTTCAATTGTAGCAAGCAATAGAACAAGCGCTTCTTTATGAAAGCGTTTTTCAACTAGTAAAAGACGTGGTGTGAGATAATAAAAGTATGCCAATTCAAACAATTTACTAGGTTGTTGATATTTAGTAATAAATTTTTCAAACGTATTACTTATCATTTCAAACGCAGCATTGGGTGTAATGTCAACAAATGAATGATTTTTAATATTACATTGTCGTCTAGTGTTTTCTATTATTCTTAAGAAATGGACAGGTATGTGAATTTTGTCCGTATATTCCATGTTAAATACATTATTTGCAACATCATCACGAACATTAATCATCATATCAATATATTGTTTAGTAAACTTATCAATAACTTGTTTATCTATTTCTGTAATAGTTTCACTTTTAAATACTAGATCATTAAGATCAGATTCGTTAATATTGAAATAAGCATATATATCTTCCATTGTCATAGTAATTATTGGAAATTTTTGATTTTCTACCATTACAGTTGAAAATCCATCATAACCGTATGAAAATTGAATAATCTTACCAATATTATTTCTCACGGTCATATCATATTCAACCTTAATGTCTTCCATACCTTTGATTAATCGTCGCTGAATATATCCAGTCTGTGATGTTTTAACAGCTGTATCAATAAGTCCAACACGACCACCCATTGCATGAAAGAACAATTCCTGTGGCGATAGACCACCAATAAACGAATTTTCAACAAACCCACGTGCTTCTGGTGAATCATTAAATTTTGTATAGTGAGGTAACGTGCGATTTTCGTATCCATATGGAATTCTTTTACCGTCTACATTTTGCTGACCAAGGCAAGAAATCATTTGTGCGATATTAATGTTTTTACCCTTTGATCCACATTTAATCATTGTAACAAATCTGTTTGTTGGTGAAAGACTTTCTCTTCCAATTTTGCCTGCTTCCTCCTGTGCCTTATTAAGAACATTGTTAACTTTTGTTTCAAACTCTACGTTATTTTTTTTCCCTGTTGTATTCTCAAATGCGCCTAGCTGTATTTGATCTGTTAAATCACGAACCATTTTCTTTTTGTTTGAAATTGCTTCTATAATTTTTTGATTTGTTTTTTTATCAGATATCAAATCACTTACACCGACGCTATAAGAACTACCTTTCATATACTCCATAATAATATTTTGAAGATCATCAATAAAATTAGAAGCATTTACATTACCAAAATCATTATTAATGGAATGAATTAAACCGTGTGATGTTGCGCCAAGAGCAGATTTATCCAATTGACCACTTATATATTTTCCCACATCTATTTTAACACCTTTGTCTGTAGTCATTGGTGGTAATATTTGCGACATGATATCATAACTACTAAATGAGTCGGTAGACTTAAACATTGAAGTATCAATGTTGGTGTTCATCATAACTAAATTCATAGTTTTCATTGTATTAAAGTTAATATCTTCACGAGTAAACCGATACGCACCAAGTAATGAATCTTGAAATATTCCTACGATTGGTTGATTATTACCGGGACTAATAAGATGGTTGTTTACTGCTGCCAAATTCAATAATTCGGACACAGATTCTTCGTTTTGGGGCATATGCATATTCATTTCATCGCCATCAAAATCTGCGTTATATGGTTTAGTATCAGCAACATTCATTCTAAATGAATTCCCAACACTCATAACCTTAACTTTATGACACATCATAGACATTCTGTGTAAAGTTGGTTGTCTATTAAACAATATTGGGTCATTATTTAACATGTGTCTAGATACAATATCGCCTTCTTCAACTATAATAGACTTACGATCAACATATCTCAATGAAATAGTATCTCCATTCGCTTTTTGAATAGTATTTGCACCAGGATATAAATCTGGTCCATTACGTACCATTTTTGTTAAGTAATTTTTATTAAGACGATTAATTATTTCAGGATAAGTAATATTCATAGCAATCTTTATTGGCACACCTAATTCACGAATTCCAATGTTTGCGTCGGGTGTAATTACACTTCTGGCCGAGAAGTCAACACGTTTTCCCATTAAATTTCCACGAACACGTCCAGTTTTACCATTGAGACGTTCAATAATAGATTTTAGTGGACGACCCGAACGTTGTGTAACATTTGATACTCCTGGAATTTTGTTGTTTACCATGGTGGCAATATAATACTGCAATACAGTTGTCCAGTCATTAATAATGCTTTCGTTTGCATTTTGTTCTATTTTTTCTAAAAGAGTTTTATTTGATTTAATAATATTAATAATAATGTGTGTTATATCATCTTCACTTCGTTGTTGTGCGTCATGTTTTACTGATGGTCTTACCGCCGGTGGGGGGACCGCTAATACTTGACACAACATCCATTCTGGTCTTGACCATACAGGTGAAAATCCCATAAATTTGATATCTTCATCAGTAATACGACGAAATATTTTAATAATAATTTCGGGTGTAAGTAAAATAGATGTTTGATCTTTTGTGTCTCCTTCTCCTGATTCACCCAGTTTTGACCATTCTGCTGTTATTGTAGATAGACCCTCTTTTTTTATTTTATCCGGTTGACGACAACCACAACCATCTTCATTTTCATTACCACATCTTTTAATTTTAGAACATATAGAATATACGTAATCCCATCGTTCTTTTGAATTCATATTAAGAATTTTGTTATATTTTGTTTTATTAATTAGTAAACTACTACACTTAAAACATACACATTTTAAAATTTTTAAAACAACCGCTAAATATTGTATGTAAAATACAGGTTTAGCCAATTCAATGTGACCAAAATAACCGGGTGTTTGCATATAATCTAATCCATCTGTAGGACATATCATGCCAGGTTCTTGTACACCCATGCGTGGGTCAAATAATCCTCCAATGACCGGTTGGTTATTAATGTATGTTTCTTTAGTAGTAATTTCTACAACCGATTGATTCCTAATTTCATCTGGCGATAATATGCTAAATTGTAAACCGATTATTTTGGATGGTTGTTTTTTTTCTAAATGGGTTGACGACATCTTTGTATATTATGTTTATAGATTATTTTCTAATCAATTTTTTTAAATATATAATATTAATAAAAATTGATTAGAAAATAATTTATATTATTATATTAACAATGCCTGAAAACGAAGTAATCGTAAACTTGGATGATCTTGACACTTCTGACACTGAAGTAAATAATGAACATTTAAAACAATTAGTTCAAAAAATATTTCCGGGTGTTAAAACAGATGAAATAGAACATTTTGTAAATAATAATGTTGGAAAATATTTAAATAGTAAAGATGAGGTGAATGAATCTATGAAAAACGATGAATACGACGATGAATACGACGATGAATACGACGATGAATACGACGATGAATACGACGATGAATACGACGAACAAGATTTTGATTTAAATAAGTTAAAGTTTAACATCGTTTTATCCATGGATAATTTGAAACCATTGGATGACCCAGAGTATGATACACACGAAGAAGAAACAACTGATGATGAAATACACGAAACTCAATTAATTAATTATGAAAAACCAGTAACCAGGAGTAGAAAAAAAAAAATAACATTAAAAGATAGAAAAAATAATACCGATAACATAAATAATATTGAACCTATAGAAGTGAATGATACTAAATTAAATAAATTTAAAAAGGGTCTGAATAAAAATAAAACAGACTTTGAAAATAAAAAGAATGATATATGTAGAGATAAAGAATTAATAACTAAAATGATTGATGCAAAGGTAAAAGGTGATGATGAATTTTCTAAATTCTGTAATAAAATAATAGAAGAAAAGGAAGAAGAAATTGAAAAACAGAAAAAAGAAAAACACAATAAGGAAAAAAAAGATAAAAAGGATGAAAATATTAAAATGTTTCGTAAACTATTACGAGGTCAGCAATATTCATCTGAAATAAAGTATTTTAATAGAATGAAATTAGAAGATCAAAATGCTCTTATTACTAAATTTAAAGATATACACGATAATAGTAAGATTGACGTACCATACAAAATATCATTAATTAACTCTAATATACCAAGTGAGTTTAAAGTTCATGCGATCAAAAAGATCGGTTCGTTAGAACATATGGATCAAAGCAGTGGCGAATACTATAAAGTAAAGCAGTGGATAGACACATTTATGAAAATTCCATTTGGAAAATATACAACACTTCCCATACAACTTAATAAATCAAAACAACAAGAAATACAATCATATATGGAACAATCTATTAAACAATTAAATGATATTGTTTATGGTTTAGATGACGCTAAATATCAAATAATTCAAATGATAGGACAATGGATATCTAATCCAAAAAGTATAGGTAACGCAATTGCAATTAAGGGACCGATGGGTACAGGAAAAACAACGCTTGTTAAAGAAGGTGTAAGTAAAATATTGAACAGACCTTTTGCGTTTATTGCTCTAGGTGGTGCAACAGATAGTTCATCTTTGGAAGGGCATTCTTATACTTACGAAGGCAGTATTTGGGGGAAAATTGTTGATATTTTGATTCAGAGTAAGTGTATGAATCCTGTTATTTATTTTGACGAATTAGACAAAATTAGTGACACACCGCGCGGTGAAGAAATAGTTGGTATTTTGACACATTTAACGGATGGATCACAAAATGATCAATTTCATGATAAATATTTCTCGGGTATAGATTTTGATTTGAGTCGCGCATTGTTTATATTTAGTTATAATGATGAAGATAAAGTTAATTCTATTTTGAAAGACAGAATGTATCATATAGAAACAAAAGGATATGACAATAAAGAAAAAAATATTATAGCAAATAAATATTTACTTCCAAAAATACGAGATAATGTTTTATTTAACAGTGATGAAATAGTTATCAGTGACGAAGTATTGGAATATATTAACAATACATTTACAAAGAAAGAAAAAGGTGTACGAAATTTAAAACGTTGTCTTGAAATAATTCACACTAAAGTAAATTTGTATCGTTTGTTAAAACCCGATACTCTGTTGTTTAACAGTGAAAAATCTATAGATATTAAATTTCCATTTAACGTAACAAAAGAGCATGTTGATAATTTTATTAGACTTGGTGAAAATAATGAAGCACCGTTCAATATGTATACATAGTATCATATTGTATTATAATGACTGTAAATATTGAAGAGTATAATGTTATAAAATCAAGTATTGAGTGTGAAATTAGACAATTAAAACTAACATTGTATGATAAACAGTTTAAATTATCCGAAATAAATAATATTATTAGAAAAAATTGTAATCATGAATGGAAACAAACAGATATTGAAATGGGGCATTCATCGTTGACAGAAACAAGATGTTGTAAGTGTGGTGAAATAAATAATGATGTTGTAAATGGATATTACTAAGTATTAACATTTTTTACAGGGACAAGAACATTTACAACTTTTTCGTTTTGTCCTTTTTCGTTTTGTCCTTTTTCGTTTTGTCCTTTTTCGTCTAGTTTTTCTTTTTCCACCAACACGAGGATTTATATTTTGTATACCACTATTAACAACGTGTTTTGCGCCAGTTGACACTTGTTTTGCGCCAGTTGACACTTGTTTTGC